CATCTCTATCTTCGTCGATATCTTCATCAATGATAAAGTCTTCTAGTAACATATCAATGTCTTCACCTTCTAAATAAGGTTTTTCTTTTTTATAGTATTCTTTTAATAACGTAATATCATCTACTTGAGAGTAATCCGCATTAAGTCTGGTATAGTCCTCTATTGTCCCACCAGTTTCTTCCATAAATGAAACTAGCTTTTCAATATTATCAGGCAAAGCTTTACCAAGAATTCTTTCATCTTGTACTGCTTTTTCTACTTGAGCTTCAACTTCTTTAACTTCTTCTTCAGTTACTTCTTTGATTGGAGAAAACCCTTCAGGAGTTTCGTTGGACTCTTGTACATGTTCTCCCATCTCTGCGCTATCTCCGGATGGTTTTTCCACAGATACCTCCTTTGTTTCTCCGATTTGAATGGCATCTTCTTCTTGTTTTGGAATTATTACTTTTGTAACATCTGGTGGTAATTCAATTAAAGGCTCTTTAATATTTACCTTTATTGGTTCATTGCCTGATGTTGTTAATTTTTTAGGAGTTTTCTTTTTAATTTTAAACTCACCTTCCTGTTTAACAGGTTCATTTGTTTTTATTTCTGACATAATATAATATAATTAAATAATTGTTTACTTTTTACATAAGAGCAGGTATACCCTCCTCAGATTTATTTTCAAAGTCTATTGGCAAACTATCGTTTTTTCTTTGACTTATAAGTTCACTTTGTTGCGTAGCTTCCATTTTGCTACGAGTATCTTTACGATCTTCAATTTCTCCTTCTTTTTGTTGAGTTGTTTGAACATCTAATTGCTTAAGCTGCATGTCATACTGAAATTTAGTTTGCATTTTTTGTGCTTCTAATTTAGCAGCTATTTCCATACGCTGAATCTCCATTTGATTCTTAGATTGTTCAAATTGAACATTTGCACCCATTATAGCTTCTTGCTTTTGCACTTCAGCCATAGCAGTTTTTTCTGCTGTATCGGCTTGCGACTGCCCTTGAGCCGCTATATTAGCTTGTTGGTTTGCTTGATCTTGCTTACCTTTAGCTTTACGTTTTATCTTAAGCATTTGATTTGCTAGCTTAAGATTTTTAATATTTCTTAAATCTATAGCGTCTTCAAGATCAATGCCTCCTTGTTGTAATGCGACTTGTATGTTATTTTCTAATTGAGCTTGCTCTTCGTCATCTGGCTCTAGTTCTAAAAATATACCAAAATCATGAAGATTTAAATTTACTATTTCATCTAAAGTTTTAATGTTGTATGTAGATATAGAATTTTGTAAAGCACTTCTGGTCAATGGGAATTCTAATGCATCAGCTATCTTAAGCGCAATGTTTTCGGCTAGTTTAAGAGTAATATAAAGGCTAGACTGATTAATATGCCTAGTCGCTACATTAGATGCGTTAGCAGCCATCTTTTGAAGCCCTACAAGCGAGTTCTTATCCATAGCAGTACCGTCTCTAGCTTCGTTAAGCCCGGTTACATCACGTATCATTTGTAAATAATATTGATACGTTTGTATAAGAGCATTAATTTTAGCTTGCCCAGATGAACTGTTAAGTTCTTGAATAGGCACTTTACCTGGATTCATATCACCGTCTTGAGTAAGTGATCTACCAACTATCGAACCTGTTTGGAAATACATATTTAATGCTTCCGCTGGATTATAATTAGTTCCGTTACCTAAATCAACTTCTGCAAGTCCATCCATATCTAGATAGACACCATCTGGCACCATACGAGATAATACTTGTTGCAGTTTTAAATGTGTTAACTGAATCATATCAGCAAAGCCGACACATTTACTTACAATAGATTCAATACGGCCTTTGTACATTCTTGGTGCACATAAAGCATAATTCATTTCTACTTTAGTTGTATCAGCCGTAGGCCTAGACATGTTTTCTGCTAGTTCCCACTTAATCATTTCATTAGAGCCTAATACTTTAGCTCCATTATATAAAACTTCAATAGATCTTGATACTCTTTCAAAGTTATCATTTTCTGGTGGATTAAATGAATCCGGCTTTTCTAAAGCTTTTAATAATCCTTGAGGAGTTTCTTTTATTTTAAAAACTTGATTGTGATATGTTTTGTAATCAAAGTATAATACTTGAACTGTATTTTCGTCGTAATTACCCCAGCCTGTTACATACTGGCTGTTACCTGGCATTGACTGTATTCTTTCAAGTTCTTTTTCTCCAATGTTCGGAAATTCTTTTTTAAGCTCAGGTATTGTTATAGACTTTACTTCACCTACATAATATACATCATCAAAGTTTGGATCTTCAGTATAAGAATAAACCACATAAGCCGGGTCTACATAATCAACTGTAATTCCTTCTGCTGTGTTAAAGCTAGTTTTAGCTACTGCTATACCTAATACAGTTAGATCCATATTTAATCTTCTTCTAGTAAGATCGAATTTGTTTTGAGCAAGCACGGACGCTATAGCTTCTTCTTCTGCTATTTCTACAGACTGCTTGTAGCTTAGTTGCATGTGCAGCTCTAATTCGTCTTTAGACTCAGGTACTGTATCAATGTTAGGAGTTTGGTATAAATTAATACCTAAAGTTTGCTGAAGACTATCTAAATATTCTTTAGACACCATATCCTCGTAGAGCATAGAGGCATAGTCAGTTCTTTTCTTTATAGAAGATGGATCTTGAGCATAAGCTTTAATATCGTAAGCTTTAGCTGAGATACCATTAACAACAATATCTACAAACTTAGATAAAATTGGTACAGGCTTCCAGTCTAAGTTTAAATAAGATAAATCACCATTAATAGATAGCTCATCTTTGTATTTTTGTATTGACTGCTCGCCTCGAGCATATAATCTTAATTGGTGAAATTGATTCCAACTAGTTAAGTATCTATTACCATTAGTACGCCCTTGGCCAAACCATTCGTATTCGATAGCTTGCCCAACCTGCGTTCCGTATTCCCAGCTTGCTTTTTCTGCATCGCTCACTACTTGACTAGGGAAAGCGCTATTGGTGTTAGTATATATACCCATTTAACTTATTATTTTTGATGTTGAACCTTTATTATCGTACTTTTTAATACCTAGATCTACCGCCTGTGGTTTTTGTCTAGGTGGATTAGGTGCGTATCTGTGTTTATTACAAGCCATTAAAGCTAACCCCGAACTTATAGATGCATCGTGCTTTGTTCTATTATTAATATCAAACTTTGCCCAATCTTCTAATGTTCTTTGAAAATACACATCACCATAACCGGTTTCTTTTAAACCTACGAAATCATTTATATAAGTTTCTATAGCCGCAGCGTGTGCTTGTTTAATGTCTTCACTTGAATTAGGTATTCCACCTAGTTCTCTTTCCGTAACAGAAAGTTTATTATATTTTTTATCAGGCCTATTAATTGAATAGCCTCTATAGCCTCTTCTTTTAAAATGATACAATAATCTTGGTTTATTGTTTTCTGCTAATATTGGCATTCCGTAAAACACACAAGCCATTAGCACATCTTCAAAAAATATTTCAGCGGTTTGAGGTCTAGCAATATATTCTAAAAAGAAATGATTAGGAGGTACATCCTCCATGCTAAATTTTGTTAAACCGTGAAGAGATCCATTGGATCCTCTGCCGTCTGTAGTACCTGATATATCGTATGGATCACACCCAAATGCTCCGCAATGCTCATTACCAGGATGATTACTACCATTTTTTATATATCTTTTATTTTGTAAATTTTCAGGTGGAACCCAACTAATTAAAAATCTACCATCTTTATTTGGTACAAATATTACTTTAGTATCTTTATGCCCGTTTTCCCATTGAAAACTTCCTTTGGTTATATTAATTGAGTTTCTAAGATCTTCATTAAAATCTATTTGTTCGTATATCTTAGTTAGATTAAATAAAGATTGCTTGCTTTCATCTCTAAATGCATGCTTTGTTGTTCTTGGAAATTGTCTGTAGAATTCATTTAAACTATCTTGATCAGACTTTAATCCTTCTACTTCATTATCCCAATACTCTATTACACCTTGTGTTATTTTAGAGCCGTGCGGATCTTCAACTTCTTTTTTTGGTGTATTGAATACAGGTATCCCATAAGAATCAATGTATCCTTCGTAGTTCCATTCCATAGGTATGAACAAAGAATAGAGTCCTGAGCGAGTCTGTCCATTGGCGTTTCTTTGGGTAACATTTGAGTTGTCATAAAGCTTTTTAAAATTTGCACCTCCTTTGTCAAGTGAATTTGATGTTGATCCCATCATACACTTTCCAATAACTCTACTACCTAATCTGAGGGTGGTTTTCGTAACCCTCCAGTTGTTGAGGATGTTGTTCGGCCTTTCCCATTTACCGCTTTCATCATGGACGAGGAGCCTGAGCTTCTCTCCATCGTAGGCATTGTCGCCGGTGTTCTTCCAGTCGATGGTGGTGTCCAGACCGGTAATTTCTTTAATGGCTTGATTGGAATCAAGTTTTCTACGGGTAAATTTGGAGGCAGGGACTCTGTAGGCAAGTTCGGTCTTGGGCCTGTCCATTCCGTCCTGTATCGGTTTGAAGAAGAATGGATAGTTAACGGATATTGGTACCACCTTATCTGTGAACATCTTCTTAGCATCGGCACCAGATTTGGACAATATGCCGTACCGTGAATCCGTGGATATTGTAGCAAGGTTGACCGATTCAGCTGAGGACATAAATGAAAAGCCTGATCGACGGTTTTTAAGATAACACATTCCATAAGACCGTGTGTCTGATTTACAAGCTTCCCAGAAAATGTAGAATAATCTATTTGATTCCCTAAAGTCCGGTTGCCCGACGTCAATTTTACTCCACTGCAGGTACATATAATTAGTGCCAGTAATGTAAGTAGGAACACCTTTACTAGTGAACCAAAAACCTTCTTCACGTCTTGTAAATTCTTTGTCAATATAGTCATACCATTTTTCTTTAAAGTCTAACGGGTATTCTTCCCAATCAAACACAGATTTAATTCTATTTAATTCTTTTGGGTACGGTGTATAAGTCCATTTGTCTTTTTCAAATTCAACAATATCTTTTACTTTAGGCAAAGCTATTTTAAGATTTTGTATTTCATAAATCTCGCCTATTTCACCTGTTTTACTTATAACTATTAAATCATGTTCTTCGTTATAACCATAGTCCCATTTTTTATACCTATTCATTCTGTTAAGAACTTTAGGTTTTATGTAGTCTTTTAAGACTTTATATAAAGCTTGCTTATACATTTTTAGATCTTCCTTCAGCAAAACCTTTAAAAGATTTTTCTTCTTTTACTTCTTTAGGTTTTTCATTTAACAAAGCTTCTTCAGCTTCTAATCTATTTAGTATTTCAAAAGCATCAAATATAGCTAGCTTTTTTGTGGCTGCTGCATTTTTTAATCTATCTGCTGATACGTCATCATCTGAATCAACAATAGCTTCTTTAGCTACTTTGATTAGTTCCTCAACTGCTACTTGCCCAGCTTGGATTATATTCAACTTCGTTTCCTTGGTATTCATATTTAATTACAATATCATTAGATTTCATAC